GTGGGGTATTGAGCAGGAACCCGAGGCGATCAGGCTGCTGGAGTACCTGCACGACTATGTGGTCACGCCTACCGATACGACCGAGCACCCGATCATAGCGATGGCTGCGGCGACACCTGATGGACTGCTTCAGGGTGGTGGTGTGCTCGAGGTCAAGTCACCCAATACCGACACGCACATGAGCTATATTGAGAATCCTGTCATACCTCCTGACTATCGTAAGCAGATGCTGTGGGAGATGGCCTGTAGCGGCAAGGAGTGGGGCAAGTTCGCCTCATTCGATCCACGGATGGAGAGCTACAAGAACAAGCTGCTGATCATCCCGCTGGAGCCCAAGCTGTCTGAGATCAGGGAGCTGGAGGAGCGAGGTCAGGAGTTCCTGCATGAGGTAGCGGTAATGACCAAGTGGTACAGGGAGCGGTAATTAGGGACTCGTCCCTTTTCTTCCTGCCGTGTCGACGGCACAGAGGTTGTCCTGAGTTTTGCATATTCGTGAATAGCCAACGCTGAATCCAATCTTGTTGGCATAGCGCGAGGTCAATGGGATCAGGGCGTAAAGTAGAAATCCCAGCGACCTAACCTTTCACCTTCGCAATCGCAAGAAGGTTCCGAAAATTGGAGAGCGAAGGCAGATCGGACAGACGGTCACTTACATTACGGGGAATCGTCCCCACTTACCAAGGAGAGCATGATGATCAGACCTATTACAGACACAATACGAGTCATATCTGGTGGTGAGTTCCTAGATGAAGCAAGCGATCAACTGAATGAGCTCGTGACAGCGATCTCGGAGCGAGGCGGATCGGGCAAGGTGACACTGACCATATCGGTCAAGAAGGCTACCCGTGGTGGTGCTATGCATGTTACCGGGAAGACCATGCTTACCAAGCCAGCAGACCTGCCACATGAGGTACTCCTGTTCGCTACACCCGAGGGCAATCTGGTAGCTGATGACCCGAGCCAGATGAAGCTAGACCTGCAACAGATTGAGCCAGCATCTACCGTGCTGAGAAGCATCCAGTCGTAATACCAACAACATACTTAGGAGCGATTCATGGGAATACCAGACGTAGATGGACAGAACCTAGCGCAGACACTGGCTAAGGAGATGAAGCAGCCAACACGGATCGAGACGCACAGTGAGCACGTGTCTCGCATAGCCACACCTGAAGGCTGGACAATCAAGGATTACGACGATGAGAAGTATCATGCAACCCCGCGCCGGAAGATGGGGACTGTAGGACTGCTGGACGTGGATAGCTTCATCAACTACGTCAAGCGACATAACATAGCCAAGGACACATCAATCTGGTGCAATGCCGACTACTTCAACGGGAAGGTCAGCTTCACAGCTATCCTGAATGACCACGGTGCTAGTGCAGATGCGCCAGCATGGAGAGACCACCTAGCCATATTCTCACCAGCATTCTCTACCGAGTGGTTCAGGTGGAAGGAGAAGAACAAGACCTCATTCACACAGGCTGAGTTCGCTACATTCGTCGAGGATAACCTCAAGGACATCGTGAAGGTGGGTGAGAGCCCAAGTGGTGGTCAGATGCTTGAGATGGCACTGGACTTCGAAGCCAATCAGGAGAAGCGGTTCAAGTCAGCGATCCGGCTCCAGAGCGGTACAGTGAACATGCAGTTCGTTGATAGCGAGGATGCCCAGACGATCTCCAAGATGCAGATGTTCGAGCGATTCACTATCGGGATACCTGTCTTCTGGGGTGGCGATCCTTACCAAGTTGATGCTCGGCTACGCTACCGCCAGAGGGATGGCAAGCTCACATTCCACTACGAGCTGATCAGGCTGGACAAGGTGCTCGAGGCCGCTACCAAGACAATGATCGCCAAGGTGAACGATGCACTGAAGCTCCCATTCTTCTTCGGGAATCCATTCGCTAAGTAACAGGTGACCACTACAACATTTAACAAGGTAGGTGAATATTATGAGTGTTAACAAGGTCATACTAGTAGGGCGGCTAACCAGAGATGTAGACCTAAGGAGCCTGAAGAATGGTGACTCGGTAGCCAATGCATCACTGGCGACTAGCGAGAAGTGGACGGACAAGAGCGGGGAGAAGCAGGAGAAGGCTGAGTTTCACAACCTGATCTTCTTCCGGCAGCTTGCAGACTTGGCAGCTAAGTATCTCGTCAAGGGTTCACAGATATACGTTGAGGGCAAGCTGGCTACACGGAAGTACGAGAAGGAAGGGGTGGAGCGGTATACTACCGAGATCATAGTGAACGACATGAAGTTCCTGTCCAGTGGCAAGAAGAAGGAGGATGAAGCCGGAGCAGCACCACCTCCACCACCACCCAAGCCTAAGCCAACACAGAACTTCGACGACTTCGATGATGATATTCCATTTTAATTCATGTACTTAGATGCAGATAGAGAAGTGGCATGACCTGATATGTGCAACATTAGTAGGGACGAGTTCCTCTCACCCGATGTCGATGGCTGCTGTACTTGAGACTCACAAAGACGCTGGCCTTACCTCCAGTGTCTTGACTGAGATCGTGCTCAAGTTGATGACCGACAAGCGGGTGTGCTTCGCTCGGACGTTCAAGAATGGAGAGTGGCAGGATCAGCTCTACACGGCAGGGATAGACATACAGGATAGGCGCATACCGTCCAGCAGGGAGCACACACCACATCCCACCAAGAAGCCTGTCCGGAAGTGCTTGACCTGCACCAAGATACTGCCTGACTATCGGTTCGAGTTCGGATCACGCAGATGTATGGTGTGTGTCGAGCGCATCAAGACCGAGAAGTACGCGAAGCACAACGTCAAGAAGTGCATCACGTGCAAGGAGACCAAGGCCATGACTGACTACGACATCGAGCGATCCTATCGTAGGTGTAACCAGTGCGTGTCCAGACACAAGTAAGCTGATTGATTGTACTATGCGGCATTCCGACTTGATTACTAAGACGAATGCTGGCAGAACTGGTAACGGAACAGACGTGGAGCAGCTTCGATGAGCTGGACAGGATCGCTCTCATCGCACATACCGAATGGCTCATGGAGGCTCATGGCTACCAGATACCTCCACCTCTCGAGCAGGACTGGCTCATCTGGATGCTGCTGGCAGGACGTGGCTCCGGCAAGACCCGTAGTGCTGTCGAGGCCGTATGGTGGTGGTGCTGGAAGAATCCCAACTGGCGGTATCTCGTGCTGGCTCCGACATCTAATGACATCAAGCACACCTGCTTCGAGGGCGAGTCTGGCCTGATCGCTGTCATCCCACCTGAACTCATCGAGTCATACAACAAGCAGGATCACCAGATCATATTGATGAACGGCAGCTCCATCCGAGGTATCTCAGGCGACTCCTACGAGCGGCTCCGTGGCCCACAGTGGCATGGCTGCTGGGCTGATGAGCTGGCTGCATTCAACTATCTCGATGAAGGTCAGGCTTGGGACATGATGAACATGGGGCTCCGTCTTGGGCCATCTCCTCGGGTGATCGTAACCACTACACCACGGAACAAGGACTTGATCGTGGAGCTGGTGGATCGTGAGGGTGATGATGTCATCATAGATCGGGCTACTTCCTACGCCAACATAGAGAACCTGTCCCCCACATTCTCCAAGCAGCTCGAGCGGTACAAGGGTACTCAGCTCTACAATCAGGAGGTCTTGGGCGAGATCATCGATCTGGAGGAGGGCAAGGTCGTCAGTCGCAGCATGTTCCGGCTATGGCCTCACGACAGGGAATTCCCCGAGTTCGAGTACATCGTCCAAGCCTACGACTGTGCCTTTACCGAGAAGCTCTACAATGATCCTACGGCGATGACCACGTGGGGAGTGTTCAAGCCACTGGATGGCCCAACGTCGATCATGCTCATAGACTGCTGGGAGGAGCACCTCACTTTCCCCAACCTGAAGCCCAAGGTAATCGAGGAATTCGGTGTGCTCTACGGCTCAGGCACGACAGCCAAGCGACCGGACATCATACTGGTCGAGGACAAGGCCGCTGGGATATCGCTCATACAGGAACTTCAGAAGGCTTACCTCCCGGTCAGAGGCTGGAACCCCGGACGAGCTGACAAGATGCAGAGGCTCCAGATAGCTGCCTCCGTATTCATCACCGGACGTGTCTGGCTACCTGAGAGTGCCAACAAGCGAGGCTACGTGAAGAGCTGGGCAGAGGGATTCCTCAGTCAACTGTGCTCATTCCCTGACTGCAC